TTGCATAATACATGGAGTAGTAAGTGAATTTAAAGAACCAATACATAAGTTCTATTAGTTGCGGTATATGCGAAAGCAATGTAACAATTGTAGATAGACAAGATAAAAAAAATAAATCAAGGTGGATTTGTAATAAATGCAAAGAAAAATATCCAACATGGAATTAGACGAATATCTCGTAACAATATTATCTTTTGAAGAATTTGAAGATCTATTAAGCCAAGTTGGCACAGACGAAATAACAACAATGGAACTAATACAGGCAATAGCAAAAATAAATGGCGATTACACTTATCAAGCAGAAGCTTATGGATATTCGTAAAGTAAATCATAATTATTTATATCATGCAGAAATAATGTATGAAACAAAAGATGGCTTTGATTATAAGAGCGCAAAAGGAAATACATTAAGAGAATTACTAAACGATATAGATACTATCATTAATTAAGTAAACCAACCAAATAGGCATAAAACACGGCCAAAAAAGCACGTTTCTAGTGTGTATAATTAAATAAAATACACTATTTCATTAGTTTTAAAAAAGTTTTTAAATTATATCTCAACAAAAATGAGGTTAATTATGCCATATCATAAAGGAAAAAGCAAAGCAAAAAAGAAGGGTAAAAAGTCTAGATCAATGAAATCTAAAAAAAAGAGATTTGGAAAAAGCAAGTAAAACTTCTCTAAAAGCAGAATTAGTTGGCATTAAAAATTTAAAGATTGCAGGAGCGTGGCGAATAGAATTTGATGTCTACGAGTTTGAGACTGAAGCAGTAAAAGACTTAATGGACATGCTAAACAAACCTGTAGCAATGGGATTAGTTCAATTAGATGAATAAACAGGGGCAAAGCAGGGGTAAACCTTTTCAAAAAGGAAATAGTATTGGAAAGGAAACTAGATGGAAAAAAGGACAGTCTGGTAATCCCAATGGCAGAAGAAATGCTTATTCTGATTTAATCAGAGAGTTTAGTTTTCAAAAAGTAAATGATAAAGAAAGAAGAGAGATTATACTCCACAAATTATTTCAGTTAGCAGAACGTGGCGATCTAAGAGCAATACAATTCATTGTTGAAAGGATGGAAGGTAAAGCTCTAGACCGTCAAGAACGTGTAAATAAAAGTGAACCAATACAAGTAATGGTAATTCAAGAGGATTAATATGGCAAGAATATCACCAGCAGTTTCTAAAAGATTAGGGGTTTTAGCAAAAAAAAACAGGATTAGTAAATCATCACTTACGCAAGTTTATCGTAGAGGATTAGGTGCTGCAGTAAGTTCTGGAACCCGTAAAGGAATGACTCCGTCAAGTTGGGCGAGTGCAAGGGTAAACAGTTTTATTAAGATTGTAAAAGGACAAAAAGCAATTAAGCACGATCCTGTATTAGTAAGAAAAGAGCGTAAAAGACGCAGAAAAAAATGAGAAGAAGAAGATCAAAGAAAAAATCTAATAGAAGAGTCGCAAAAGATAAAACTCAAAAAACAGTTCCTAAAAAATACCTTACAGGAACAAAAGGAGCTGCAAGATCTCAAAGAGCCAGAGATATAGCTAGAATGCAAAGATTGTATAAAGCAGGAAAAAAGGTACCTAAGTCATTATTTAAAAGAATATTCGGATGATCAATTGGCATATAAACCCAATAAGAAAAGAAATATTATCAGACTCAAACAGGTTCAAAGTTTTAGTGTGTGGCCGAAGATGGGGCAAGACTGTATTATCTCTTATGTATTTAATGAAAGACCCGTTTCAAGCAAACGAAAGAAGATGGTTTATAACTCCTACTTACAGGCAGGGCAAGATGATTGTGTTTCCTATACTACGTCAGATGTTTCAGGGTTTTACTGGTGCTAAACTTAACGAAAGTGAAATGTCTGTTGTATTTAATAATGGAGCAGAGCTTGCGGTTAAAGGTGCTGATAATGAGCATAATCTTAGGGGCGTTGAGCTTACTAAATGCGTAATGGATGAGATGGCATATATTAAGCCACACGTATGGGAGGAAATAGTTTATCCTATGTTAGCGACGACACAAGGATGTGCGTTATTCATAGGAACACCAAATGGCTATGATACAATGTATGATTTATATAGCAGAGGACAAAGTGATCCTGATTGGAAATCATGGCAGTTTAAAACAATTGATGGGGGTTTTGTACCTGCAGATGAAATAGCTAAAGCTAAAAAAACAATGGATCCTGTAAGATTTAGACAGGAATTTGAGGCGTCATTTGAAACTACAGGCAATAGAGCTGCATGGAACTTTGATCGAGATATACATGTTAAAAAAGCTGCAGAGTTATCTAGTTATAAATGGTGGGGTTGTGATTTCAATGTGGATTATATGTCAGCAGTATTAGCATGTCAATATACTGATGGCACAATACATTATTATGATGAGATAAGATTAAAGAACAGTAATACAGAAGAGATGGCTAGGAAGATGAAAGCTATTGAGCCTAATATAGAGGTATATCCAGACCCTGCAGGATCTGCACGATCTACCACTTCTAATAGATCTGATCACCATATATTAAGAGATTATGGGTTTGTGATCCGCGCAAAAAAAGCTCATCCAAGTCATATAGATAGATTAAATGCATTAAATAGAAAGCTGCTAGATGCTGATGGTAATGTAACGATGACCGTTGATCATAAATGTAAATATTTAATTAAAGATCTAGAACAAGTGCAGAGAGATAAAAAGGGAGGCATAGATAAATCACAAATAGAGCTAACTCATTCACTGGATGCTTGCAGCTACGCAATAGCATATAAATTTCCAGTAATAAGTAGGGCATCAAGAACAATGGAATGGTAATATGTACAACTTCGGTAAAACAGTAAATCAAGTAGTAATCCCTGACTTATCAGAACAAATTATTTTAAAGACAGTTGCAAAAGCTGAATTAGAGTTTAAAGAAAAAGAAATTGCAGAAAAAATGACTGCACTTGATTTTTACTATAATGTTAATATGGATAAACATATTGAGCAATATTTTTCTAGTGAATCTTTGCAGCAAATACCTACATATCCTAGTAAAGTAGTTCCTAGATTTGCAAGAGCTAGAATGATGCTTTACAAATCACCACCAAAAAGATATTTTAATGGCGAAATAAATGATGATTATAATAATGTTGCATATATGTTAGATAGTACAACAAAACAATTTAGTGAATTAGCCTGGCTGCTAGGTTGCTGTCATTTTAAAACTAAATATAATCAAATGAAAGAAAGATTAGAATATGAAATTTTGCCAAATGTAAAAGAATATTATTTAGAAGGTGAATCTCATCCTTATGGTTATAGTTATGAAATAGATAAGGGAAATAAAAAAGATAGGCAATATGTATTTTGGTCAGAAGATAGAGATGGTACTCCTGGTATGCATTTTAGATTTGATCAAAAAGGTAAAAGGTATGCAATAGCTGGTAACGAAGATATGGTAAACCCTTTTGGTTTAAATCCAATTAGTAAAGTAGTTTATCCTTCTTCTAGTTATGATGTTGTAAGATCTGCAATACAAATAGGTATAGCAATGACTGAAATTGCATTGAGCGTTAGAAATAGATTAGGTCAACCAGTATTTACTGGAATAGATGAAGGTCAAAGCGTTATTAAATCTGGTATTGATTCTGCAATAATATTACCAGAAGGTGGAACATTTCAATATGTATCTCCAACAGGTGGATTAGATGAAATGATCGATGCTGTTAAAATATTTGCTAATCAAACAGCAGAAAACAACCATTTAAGAATTAGATGGGGTGATTCTACTGGTAATGCTCCGAGTGGTGAAGCATTAAAAATATTAGAGATCGAGAACTTAGAATCTAGAGAAAGTGATATTCCTTACTTTAAAGAATGGGAACAAACAAGATATGAGATCGATAAGCGAATATTAGAAGTTTATAACGTTATGGCTTTGCCTGATGATTATTATGTTGATTACGGTGAAATAACGTATCCTATGTCTGTTGAGCAAGAATTAAAGATGTTGCAATGGAAATTAGATAATGGAGTAATGACAAAACGAGATCTTCTTTTGTATTTTAATCCTGATATGAATGATCAAGAATTAGAAGAAAAATTAGGAGAAGTTGCAGAAGAGCGTAATCAAGAAGTTCAGCAGCAAAGAGAAGCTCAAGAACCTGTAAGTCAAATAGAGAGAATATTAAATGCCGGATGATCTAGATAATATAGTTAATTCTTTTATGGTGCAAATAAAAAAAATAGAAGACAACTTAAATAATGATCTAGAAAAACTAGCATATAGAATGAGAGATATGACTGACACAGAATTAATAAGAACAACTAAACAATTAAACTTTTTGCAAGAATTAGTTGATAAAGGATATGGATCAGAAATAAATAATCTTATGGATGAATATGATGTATTACTAGCGAATGCTGTAAAAGAAGCGAATAAAAGAGGTTTAGTGGCTGTAGGTGCAGAATCTGTCGCATCACTTCAGCAGTTAAAAGATCTTGATACAGAAGCATTATTAAATAGAGGTAAATTGCACGGAGACAAATTAAAAACTTTAT